CCCAGTTGGTTATTCAGAAGGTTGAACTAGTAGGCTTTAAAGATATTTGGAACGACTCTACCCGAGGCACAGGAGGCTTCGGTTCAACTGGAACATAAGGAAATCATGGCATTTAGCACAAGAGCGCAAGTAATAACACGTCGTACATATAATAGACCAACTTCAGACGACGGAAAACAATTTGAAACGTGGCAAGAAACAGTAGCCCGAGTTATTGATCACCAAGAATGGTTGTGGCAACGTGCTGCAAAACGAGATTTAACAGATGTAGAATATTCAGAACTTTATGATCTTGAACAGCTGATGCTGGATCGTAAAGTAGCTATGAGTGGTCGTACTCTTTGGTTAGGCGGCACTGATGTAGCTAAAACTCGTGAAGCTTCACAATTTAATTGCAGCTTTACTCATGTAGAGACTGTATATGATGTAGTAGACTGCTTATGGCTTTTACTGCAAGGATGCGGAGTAGGATTTAAACCAATTGTTGGTACTTTAAATGGTTTTTCAAAGCCGATTAAAAATATCCGTGTAGTACGTAGTACTCGCACAGCCAAAGGTGGAAATGAGCACAATACTGAAACATTTGATCAAGAAACTAAAACGTGGACTATTCAAGTTGGGGATTCTGCAGAAGCCTGGGCAAAATCTATCGGTAAGCTTATTGCTGGTAAGTACGCTGCTGATAGTCTCGTACTCGACTTTAGTCAGCTACGCCCTGCTGGGGAAAGGTTAAAAGGCTATGGATGGATTTCAAGTGGAGACACTGCTATATCAACTGCATATGTGGCTATTGCAAACATCCTTAATGGGCGCGCTGATAGTTTACTTACTAGGATGGATATTCTCGACATTGTTAATCATCTTGGCACTATTCTTAGCAGTCGCCGTAGTGCAGAAATTGCTTTGTTCGACTATGGACAACCCGAATGGGAAGAATTTGCTGTAGCTAAAAAAGACTGGTGGTTGTACAATAACTCACACCGCCAACAATCTAACAATTCACTAGTATTTAAAGAAAAACCGCTAAAAGCTGACTTGCAAAAGATTTTTGATCTAATGCTAGAAGCAGGCGGATCAGAACCAGGATTTATCAATGAAGTTGAAGCTTTACGACGTGCCCCTTGGTTCAAAGGTGCAAATCCCTGTGTTGAAATATTGCTTGGAAATAAGTCCTTCTGTAACCTTACAGAAACAGACATTGCCAAGTTCAAAGGAGACACTGCAGGACTTCACAATGCCATTCGCTTGGCCGCTAGAGCCAACTACAGACAAACTTGCGTTAACTTACAAGACGGGATTCTACAAGAATCTTGGCACTTAAACAATTATTTTATGCGTTTATGCGGAGTAGGTTTAACAGGTATTGCTAAGCGCCCTGATATGAATGGTTACGACTATGAGTATTTGAAGCGTACTGCAACTGGTGCTGCTATTGGTATGGCACAAGAATTAGATTTGCCGTCACCTAAAAATATTACCTGTGTTAAGCCTTCAGGTACACTATCCAAAATTATGGATACCACAGAAGGAATTCACAAACCCCTAGGAAAGTATATTTTTAATAATGTCCAGTTCAGTAAATTTGATCCTATTGTTGAAGTACTGCGCGATGCTAATTATAACGTTGTTAATCACCCCACTGATGATAGCGGTGTACTTATTACATTCCCTGTTGAGTGGATTGATGTACCTTTCCATAAAGTTAGTGGAAAAGAAGTCAACCTTGACACAGCAATCGAACAACTCGAAAAATACAAGTTAATCCAAACTTCGTGGACTCAGCAAAATACTTCAGTAACAATTAGTTACGACCCTACCGAAGTACCCGCAATTATTGATTGGCTTTTAGACAACTGGGATTGCTATGTAGGTGTTTCATTCATCTATCGTACTGATCCTACTAAAACTGCCAAAGATCTCGGATACTTGTACTTACCGCAAGAAGTTGTGGATGAGCAAACATTCCGTAATTATGTTCAACAATTAAGCCCAGTAAGCCTAGAAAATGCCAATAGTTTTGATGAAATTATGGGTGAAGAATGTGCTACAGGTGCTTGTCCAATTAGGTAAATATGGAAGTAACTAAAGACACAGTACTGAAACTTGAATTGACTATTGAGGAAACAAATCACGTATTAGCAGGATTACAAGAGTTATCTGCTAAAATTTGTAACCCTCTTACAGTTAAAATTCAAAAACAGGCAAACGAACAGTTGCCCAAAACAGAAACTCCCAAGGAGTAGACAAAAAAGCCCCCAAGTTTAACAGCTTGGGGGCTTTTTCTATTTGGAACATAATTTTTTAGTAACGTGCATTTTAATTCCTGTAGCCAGAAAACTAAGGTTGTTGCTGTATATCAAACATGCTATAATAGTTACAGCTAATAAACTTTAAAGGAATAAATTATGAGAACATATTGGGTATATAAGTACAATAAAACGCCTGAAAGCGATACTATAGAATATAATGATGAAGCTACTATGGTTGAAAATAATCTAAGAACCATGAGACGGGCTATAGAAAGTATAGATGAAGTAATCAACAATAAAGACAATGTACCTGAATGGGTACAAGAAAAAATTGCTGTAACTAAGTCAATGCTGGTTAGTGTATCGGAGTACATGCAATCAAAACAACGTAGTAAAAAAGAGCTGTATTGATTTTATGGTTTAGTGGATTGTTATTGGCGGAACATAATTTCTTAGTTACTTGCATTTCTATTCCTGTAACCAGAAAACTTAGGTTGTGCTAGAGTATCAAACAGTGTATAATTATCACAGTTGCCAAGGTTTTGGTAACTGCGCGTGATACGCATTATCATTTCTGCTTTAAAGGAATTATATGGCAGATGAGAATGGCGTACCAAGTACAGATGCAGTAAATGGTACTGCAGCGTATAATATGAGTGCGCTTCAAAATAAAATTGATCAAGCTAATAACTACTATTCAAAAGTTATGAGTGAGATTACAAAACTAAAGGATAAAAACATGGCAGAAATTATGACTCCAGGTATGATTATGGGACAAGGCGGCGGTGATGGTGGAATGTTTGGCGGCGGTGGATTAATCGGTGGATTGATCTTGGGCAGTTTGCTGCGTAACAATGGAAATTTATTAGGCGGTGACGGTGCAGGTGCTGGTGCAGCAGGCGCAATGTTGCGTAGTCCTCCGGAACAAGTTACAGCAAATATGAGCTTAATGCAAGCTATTGGTGCTGTAGATAAATCAGTTGCAGTTAATTCAGCAGCATTTGAAGCTTCACAAGCTACTCAAAGCTTAGGTTTAACAAATCAGTTTAACAATACTACTGCTGCTTTGTCAACACAGTTAATGACGCTTCAAAGAGAAGTAATGGAAAACCGTTATGAATTGTCTAAAGACATTACAGCAGATGGTGCTTTAACTCGTGCTTTAATTGTATCACAATACGAAGCTACATTAAATCGTCAATTGGGCGATGCAAATGCTCAAATTATTGCTTTACAAAATCGTTCAGCTTTAGATTCAGCTACTAGTGGTATTACTCTTACAAATACCAACAACATCAATCAGATGCAACAACAATCACAGCAACAACAACAATACGCACATTTGGCAAACTTGATCTATGGGTTAGGTCAAAACATTACAAATGGTGCAATTAACGTTGGAAGTGGTACACTTACTGCTAACCCAGTTAACACAAATACTAGCATCCGTTAATATTTAATGTGTTTAATAAGCCCCGCAGCCACAAGTTGTGGGGCTTTTTTTATAAGGAATAAATATGGATCAACGACAAAGACAAAGACAAAGTATGCCTTTTGGTTGGCCTATGGCTCCATTTATACCTGCCATAATGCCTGCTCCTATAGTGCCTTTTTGTCCTCCTGTGTTAGATGATTGTGATTTAGTTATTAATAGTAACATTATAGGACCTCCTGGACCCCCTGGACCTCCTGGACCCCCTGGACCCCAAGGTGTACCAGGACCACAAGGCCCTGCAGGCAGTTTAGCAGATGTTCCTGTTACATTAATAGACGAAGCAACATACAGTCCAGATTTAACAGAATATTTTTTAGGTGTTATTTATGATGGAACGGTTACGATTACTTTACCTGCGGGTACAGTGGGCAAAGTTTATGTTATCAAAGACAGTGTCGGGGATGCTAACACGAATCCGATTACTGTGGTAACTACTGGTAGTAGTATTGATGGTCAACCAAATTACATATTAAACATAGATTGGGCAAGTATTGCACTAATATATAATGGTATAGAATGGAACGTAACATGAGTTATGATACGCCTTTATCAAGTACAACTAAACATGGAGTTGTAAAAATAGGTAGTGGATTAAGCGTTGTAGACGGCACTGTTAGTGCTTCCACAGGTTTATTAAACTATGGATTTTTTAGTAATGGTACACAAACTAATCCAGTTGCAAATGCTGTTAATCTAGGCACTTTTAGTGTAACAGGCCCAACTAGTGGAGTAAGTATAGTAGGCGGCACTCAACTTACAGTAGTAAATCCAGGAGTTTACACAGCACTATTTACTACTACAATGGCTAAAACTAGTGGCGGTACTAGTTCTATGAGTATTTGGTTAAGATACAACGGAGTAGACATTCCAGGTTCTAGACAAGATTTAGAATTAATCAATACTTTATCAATAATATTTACCAGCGGCAATTTTACTTTAAATATGGCCGCTGGTAGTAATCTACAGTTTTGTTGGTCAAGCGCTGATACTACTGTTAATCTAAGTGCTTTACCTGCGGCAATTAATCCAACTAGACCTACAGGTAGCAGTTTAAAAGTTACATTAACAAGAATAAGTTAAAAAGGAAAAATTATGGCTTATCAATCCCCTATTACCTCGACCCTAAACTACGGCGTAGTTAAAGTTGGTGCAGGTATAGATGTTACAGATGGTGTAATATCAGTTTCAGAAGGTGTTATTAATACAGTATTGGTAGAAGATGCTGATACCCCTTATCTAGTTACGGCAACAGACTATTATATTGGTGTAATAGGTACAGTTGCAACAATTACTATTGACTTACCCGTAGGAGTAGACGGAAGAGAGTTAGTTATTAAATCGGAATTTGGCAATGTAAGTGACATACAAGTAACTCCACAAGGTGGAGAATTTGTTGACGGTAATGGAGCAGGTTATTTAATAACAGTAGTTCCAGGCTTAAATCCTTCAATTACATTAGTATTCCGTAATGATACGTGGAACATAGTATAATAACATTTGTTAACGTATTGTAAATTAAGGAATTAAAATGGAAGAATTAAACAAAGCACTTAAATGTGCATTTGCTACTACTTATGCATTTTTAGTAAAAGCGGAAAACTTTCACTGGAATGTAACTGGCAGTGACTTTTTACAATATCACGAACTTTTTGGTAAAATATACGATGAAGTTGAAGATGAACTAGATGACTTTGCTGAAAAACTGCGAGCGCATAGTATTTACGTGCCTGCTAGTTTTACACAACTTAAAGACCACTCTACAATTACAGATACTTTAGAAGTATTACCAAAAAATGAAATGGTACGTACTTTATATATAGACAATATTAAAGTACATGAATGTTTGTTACTAGCTTATCAACTTGCCGAAGCTAATAAATATCCAGGATTAGGTGCGTTTTTAAGTGAACGCATTGATGCACACCATAAACATGGTTGGATGCTTTTTTCAAGTATGCAACCAACATGAAAAAAGCCCCTACAGAGCAATCTGTAGGGGCTTTTTTTTTATTTACGAAGTTTTAAAATATCATGTACAAGTAGTGTGCGTTCGTTCATAATACGATCTCGATGCTGACGACTCCATGAAAAGCCTCCGTCACCACCCCACAAATCCCAAGCAACACGACCTTTACTAGGAAAACCTTCTTCACCGCTGTTAAAACCAGTGGCTTGTTTATCTACTTCGTGGCGACTAAAAAATGAAAACATTCTAAGAACTGTAGACTCTGACAGTGGATCTCGGTCTTTGAGTTGATTTGCTCGTGCAAGCCCAACAAGCGTACCGCCAGGTTTGCCTTCTTCTTTCCATTTTAGTGCACGTTTGGCTGCACTAGCCATACCTTCTGTAGGTTTATACATTTCTGCCATAGTTAGTCTCGATAAGCTAAAATAATTTGTTTACACATTTTAGATCTAACAATATCGTCATCCATAAATCTAACGACTTCAATGTCTGGGATACAGTCTAGCCTGTGAATTGCGTCTGATAGTCCTGAATCAGGAATATCGCTTTGATCTACATCTCCTGATATAATCATTTTACAGTTTTTACCAATGCGTGATAAAAGCATTTTCATTTCTTCTTTAGTAGCATTTTGTGCTTCATCTAAAAGAACGATGCAATTATCAAAAGTTGCACCTCGCATAAAGCCTAGTGGTTTAGGCTCAATTGTTTTTGCTTTTAACGCGTACTCGTAAAATCCTTTTCCAAGGCTACGAGCAAACACATTGTCAAAAGGTTCTAGATAAGGAGCATATTTCTCCTCTAGTGTACCTGGTAAAAATCCTAGCCCACGTCCTGTTTCTACGTTGGGTCTAGTCAGAATTATTTTCTGAATACGTCTATGAAAGAGTTCTCCCGCAGCATAAGTTGCTGCTACATACGTCTTACCTGTTCCAGCACTTCCTACACCAAATACTATTTGATTAGATTGAATTGCTCTTAGATACTCTGCCTGTATAAAGTTTAAAGGTTTTACATCAGTAAATCCATACTCTACTGGGTTACGTTCCAATTGAATTACATTGTCGCGTCTTGCTCTTTTACCACTTGCCATAAACTTCCTTGTAAGGTTGATAAAATTGGTCTGCCTGTTTATATTATAGCAGACCTAGGTATGCTTGTCAAATATAAATTTACTTCTTCTTGGCTTCTTCAACCTTTGTGCCTTCTAATTTTTTATGCACCTTGATAGTTTTGCACTCTTTAGCAGGACTACCATCAGCTTTTTTAATAGGTTTACCTGCTTTGTCTAACTTATCTTTACAGACTTCTTTGGTTTCTGCTTCAGCAAATGCTGAAACAAGTGCTAAACTAGCAATAACAGCTAAAATAACTTTTTTCATTTAATTTCCTTAGTTGGTGCAAACTTTTCGCTTGCTGTAAATCCTAATCCTGCAATTACAATATACATCATAGAGTCAAACAATTTTTGATCTATTGGGTAACCAAGTACCATTGCTATAAAAGCCCCAGCACATAGTAAAAATGCTAAAAAAGTAACTACTCGTTTGCTGCTAACAGCAGGGTCTTGTGACAACATACACTTTAAGTGACCCATTTAAAGCTCCGGATGCGGTGCTTGTTGAGGAGCTGGCTTGCCGTTAATATAAATAATATTAGTGCCAGCACTAGTTCCATTAAATCCAGCTGTAGTAGATAGTCCTGGATTAAATGTTGGTTCTATTTTAACTGGATTAGCTTTAGCATAAGTATTTGAATTTTCTTGCGCTTGCTTAATCATGTCGCGTTTCATTTCCATTTCTTCTTTGCTACCGCCAGCTAACATAATTCCTGATAGTGTACCTGTTAAGAAAGTAGCAATTGGAATAATCATTTCAAAAAACTTTTGGTCAATTGGACTAATAGCGTTTAGTGGTTGCGTAATGAAAATAATTGAGTACAACACTACAAAGACAATGCCTGTTAGTGTAAGAGCTAAACAAATGCCAATAAAGAATTTTAGGCGCGC